AAATTCTTCTCTTACTGGTTGCAAAATATGATTACAAAGATTTACTAAATTGATAACATGTTCAACTGTTGGTTCATTTGAAACATTAAGACGTTGAGCAGTTGAACTTTTTATCATTTCTAAATATGAAAAATTCTTAGTTAAATACATATTAACTCATTTTTGATCTTATTTTAGGCATTGCACGAGAACCAAACCAAAAACTGATAATAGCAGCAAATAATGCTTCTGTTTGTTCATCCCATACAACATCAAGGGTTGCGTTTAAATCTCCACCATTATTAATGGTATTCCATACTAATGTAATTTTAACACCAATAAATGTCAAAAAGAAAACGTAAGTAATAAATGGTCTTACAAATGCTCGTAACGAATTTATAAATCCGCCTTGTTTACCGAGTGCTATGTCATGGTCAATTAGGGACTTTTGTTCTTCTACAGCGGCTTTTGTTTCCATTAACCTTATGTCTAAGTCAACGCCTTTTTCTTTTGCTTCCAGTTGGAGTTTGAACATCTCCACTTTGGCTTTTGTATCTTCTTTTTCTTTGAACATGTCTATTAGGCTAGGAACTGCCGAACCAGCAAATCCTAATAGACTACCCAAAATCGTAAACATTTCATCCCTTTCAAATTAAAATAAAAACCCCCCCACTAAAGTATATATTCTTTGGTGGGAGGGGAAAAGTAACTTTACTTCTTTTTGTGTTCAATCACATTTGACATAGTGATTGGAACAATTCGTGGTTTCTTTTCCTCTGGAACCACTTTCTCCAAATTGATGTTCAGAAGACCGTTCTGGAACTCGGCTCCGTTGACAATCATGTCATCAGAAAGAGTCCATTTACGAGCGAAAGACCGTCTGGCAATTCCCCGATGAACGTATTCGGTTTCAACCGTGTCCTTGTCTTCTTTAGAACGAACAGAAAGAACTCCATCCGCCACTTCAACTTCAATATCACGTTCAGAGAATCCTGCAAGGGCAATCTCAATAACGTAATTGTAGTCATCTACCTTACGAATATTGTAAGGTGGATATCCACTTTCTTGTTGAGTTGGGGAAAAGTTCATCAAACGATCAAACATGGTATCAAACCCTACGGTAAGACCCATAAAACGTTCTAGATCGCCTGCTGTGAAATTAGTGTGATGTGCTAATGTAACCATAATGCCTCCTTATTTAAGCGAGGTTATTGAAAATCTCCCATCCTTAGCACAGGACTAGGAGAGGTAATACGAGGCCACCACGATGATGCACCTCAATCACGCCATCCTTCACCCTTACATAGATGAAGGAGGCGATGTCTTAAAACTATCCAAATCAATTTTATTAGTGAATTTTCTGCATAACTTCCTGCATCATCCACTAATAGTGTATATTTTGTTTTCATAATTATTTATACTCTAAGTGAAATAATTGAAATTTATAACAATTTTTACTTTTTCATCTGAGCAAGATGATCCTGTATGTTTTAAATTTGCAGGAAATGTTACTAATCTGTTTTCTATACTCTCAAATGATGCACCAGTTTCAAATTTAGTATATCCATTATTTGAATTAATGTACAATATTGAAGTAGTCCAGTGTTTGGCTTGTTCTGGTGTAAAATCTGAAACATCATAATGAAATTCATTCTCTATTATTTTTGGTGTTCTGGTAAGAAGATTCGCTTTAATACGATATAACGATTTCATTTCTATTGCTCGAAATACTGGAGCAAGTATAGAATAATCTGGACTTATGGGTTTACAATTCTGATAAAACAAATGTACAAATTGAAACTTATCTCCTTCTTCATCAATGCGATCTATAACTGGCATAAATCTCCATTGAAAATCTGGACTCATCATATAAGTTTGTAATTTCTTGAACTCATCATGTTTCAAAAAACCATCAATAATAACTGGATTCATATTAGTTTATTTTATATCGCCTATCAACCATTCTGACCTCACTTTGACCTTGATCGTAAATATGCACTTCTTTGATTGGGCCGTCAATATTCTTATCCCAATAATTTAAAAATTTAGTTATGCGTGGAAATTCTGGTATTTGGTCTTCGGTCTGCCACATGAATTCGTTCACTATGTGTAAATAATCTGGTATGTAATATACTACTTGAACGGTAACAACCGTCCATTTGTGTAAAATATGAGCCAAAATTATTCCTTTCCGGTTGAACCAAATCCTCCATCTCTATCGGTTTTTCTTTCTGGTTGTTCACTTATTTCTTCTAAGATACATATTTCATCTTTAAAAAGTTCTCCCTGACAAATCCGTTCATTGTGTTTCACATATTGCGTTGTTCCGCTGATATTAGTTATCATCGCATAAACAGGTTCCACGTAATCTGAATCAATTATGCCCGTGTTGTTCGCTAGGGTCAACCCTTGTTTCAATGCCAGGCCTGATCTTGGATGTAGTCTCATTGAATAGCCATTTGGAATATCAAAGATAAGTCCAGTAGGTATCAGAACTCGTTCATTAGAATTGACTTGCACCCTTTCATTTTGTACCAATCTATTTTTTACTTCCAACTCTTCAAAATGAGTTATATATACCGAAACTGTAGAGTTGTCTGGTAAAAAAGAATACAAGTCAAAACATGCTGAACCGCTTGTAGCTCGTTTGGGGTCTTTTACACTTGAAAATAATTTATAAAATTGTAAATCACTCGTCATTCTCATCAGAATCCCTTTTATTCCCAATATTATATTTGGGAGTAAGCTCCCATTCATCCTTTTCCTTGAAGGAAAGAATTTTCAACTGGCTTAATGGCACAGTAAGTTCTGATGATTTATCTGTTTCTACCAATTCAATCAATTCCCATTCTGCGAGAAGATTGGCAATAGTATTTCGTCTTGCTTCATCATTTTCAGAAAAATTAGTTGTTTTTCCGTCTAATGCAAACAATTCTTTAAAATGTACTATGTAATATTTTCCCTGCTTGTGCAGGATATGACATGACTGAAATAAAGTTTTTTCTTTGCGTGATGCAATTCCGATTCGTGTAAGGGTTTCTCGTACCTTGAGAAAATCATCGGGTTCTTTTAGTGTTACTTCAATCATCGCTTGAATTATGTTTTCGCTCATTTTGTCCTTTCAAACCACCTGTATCAATTCTTTGTTTAATAATATCCAGTTGCGAATCATCAAGTAAAGAAGAGTATTCTCTCGCTTTCGCATAACTGCACTTATAATATTCTTTGATTAATTCGAGTACTCCATTGTTTTCACGTTTCAACCATTTTCCATACCGTTTCTTCGGTCTGATTATATTTAGAAAAAAGTCGAATTGAAGTTTCGGATCTAGGTGATTTAGAAAGTTCATTTCATTTGCATAAAGGGCCGTATCGTGATTAAAACTCAATGCACGATTTATAATGAACTGTTTATACTCCCTTTCTAATTCAGGAGTTTCATCCATCAGATTTATCTTACCATAATTAATCTGTTTCACAAAATCAAACGGGCTCATACGAACTCACATTCTGCCATTAATTCAACCAAACAAGCAACAAGATTTACTTCTTGATCTGCGACAAAGGCCGATTTGTATTGATAATCTGCAATAATTAATACTGCTGGAGGAATAGAAGATTTTTCCAATACATCATATAATTTATCATAAATTTTACGATAAACTGATATTGGATCGTTATCCACATTTGAAGTAACCCATTGGCGCATGTTTTGGAAATTCTTTTCTCGTAATGTAGAAATTAATAAATTCAAATTCAATTCACCAATATTCGCAAGAATACCAGAATCAATATCTCCCGAAGTTGAATATCTTTGCAATTCATTTATCACTCTCCGAAAATCTGGAAAGTGTTTATTGATTAATTCTACAATTACTTTTTTGTCATGAGTTATATTTTCTGATGCTAACATGGACACACATCGTTCCATGAACAGGGCTGCGATATGTGGTTTTTCTTCTTTGTTCAACCCAAAATCCACGACTGCACATCGTGAATGAATCGGATCTATAATTCGATTTTTGTAATTACAAGTGAAAATAAACGAACAATTTTCTGCAAACTTTTCAATGAAGTTTCTCATGGCTGGTTGAACAGAATCGGGATTCATATAATCCGCTTCATCTATAATCACAATCTTTCTACCGCCCCCGAAAGAGATAGTAGAACAAAATTGAGTCAACTTGGTTCGCAGGGTATCGATCATTCTACCCTCATCTGAACCATTGATAATTATGTAATCGCTATTTGTTTGTTCACAAAGTGCTCGTGCTGCAGATGTCTTACCAACTCCTGGCGGCCCTGTAAACATGAGATTTGGAACCTTTTCATCTTTTACAAGATCGGTTAAAGTTCCCTTAATTGTTTCGGAAAGTATACATTCATCGATGGTCTTGGGCCTATATCCCTCCGCCCATAATAAAGATTCGGTCATAATAATTATTCCTCATAAGTAGAATTTTGTTCAAGTGCAATCCAATAATTTAGAGTATCGCCCTTTCTTGTAAAATGTGATATACGTTTGGATGAAAGAGAAACGTCATATGTTCCTTCCATAATTTTGTTTAGATTTTCAGTTTTAAAAATCATACGAAATGTCTTATCAGTTGCCCCAACTTTGGTTGAAAAAATATCAGATGATACATTACCTGTATCGGACACTACGAGTTGTATATCCGTACCATTTCCTTCAACAATAACTTCTGGAAGTCCCAAAGTATTGGCTGCATTAATTGTTTTTCTGAATTGTTCTTGTGTTAATTCAAAATTAATTTCTGCATCTGGAAAAGTTATATCTTTTTCTGGTGGTGTTTGAAACATTGAACTGCTCCCACAATAACGATACGTTGCTTCATGATTATCATCGGTAATACTAACTCCATTGTCAGTAAAATCTAACTCTGGATTATTAAATAAATCCAAAGTTCCCAAAAAACGACCCAATTCATATATTGAAAATGTTTGTGGGAAGTCTTCTTCTATCTCAACCGAAGCCAGAATTGTATTGAGGGGCGAAACTGTTTTAAGTACGTTCCCTTCACGAAATTCTAAACTCTGATTGATGTTTGCATAATTTTTCAAAAGATTGGTTGTTCTTTCACTTACTTTCATTTTATTCTCCATTTCAGTTTTTATTAATAGTATAATTATAACAATTTTTTAACACATTGTCAAGTTATTTTTTCTTTCTTTTTGTTGTTTTCTTTCTTCGTTTTGCATGTCCGCTTATTTTCGCAGTATCCAATCCATGAGCTGCAAATTCGAGATTCGCTAAACTCGCCATCGAACCAGAAAAAACATAAGAACCCATGTGTCCCAATTTCATCCAAGGACAAAGATAAATGTTATATCCAATCCTACGAACAAACTGACAAAAGAAATAATCCTCAGAAAGATATCGATCACTTCCACCAGCAATATCACCCAAATAGGCTATTGAATCAATCACCGTATCAAAATACGCATGAATATTTCTATCACCTTTGAAATGTTCTGAACGATTATGATCTGGCGTATAACTAAATTGGGGATATGCTTCACGAAAATCATCAAACACTTTCTTTTTAATCATCATAAAACCTGTACCAATTTCCAGAACATCAACTGGTTCTGCAACTTGAATTTTGTGTGTATTTTCTACTGGATTAAAAACATAATCACCTGTGTATTCTGCTAAAACTTCGGGATCTTCATCTGCAAGGCCCGAATCGACTGCATTACGAACTTTCTCCCATGCAATACATTTCTTTGGATAAGGGCCACCAATGATATCTTTGTCCAATGCTGCCAAAGTAAGTACATCATTTGGATCAAAATGAATATCCGCATCAATAAACATGAGATGTGTATAATGACTTCTCATAAATTCATCACACAAATAATTTCTTGCTCGTGGAATTAAGGATTCATTAAAAAGATAAAAATATTTTAAATCCATTTCATATTTGGTTGCAAGTGTTGCCAAATCACAACAAGCCTTTGTGTACATTCCGCTGCACATTCCACCAAACATTGGCGTACAAACCATAATCTTTTTTTCTCGCAATTCTTCTACTGGTATTTTTACTTCCATAGTTTTCCACGTTCAATACATACAAAAATAGAACGATGGTCAGGGGTTGACCACCATTCTATTATATATTACTTTCTTTTTTACCAAGATTTGAAATCTTCTTTTTCTTCAGTTTCAGTCGATTCAGAATCTTCACCTTCTTCAGTTTCATCAGAAGGCATCGAAACCTT